CGGCCAGCGTGTCCGCGAGGTCGATAACGCCCTCGTAGAACTTCTGAAGGGCCTTGTGCTTGGCGTAGCTGCGGGTGTTCAGATGCACGGAATGGGCCGTATCACGGGCTAAAAACAGCGTTCCGATGAACTCAGCGCAGTTGCTCATCACATCGGCCCTCCGGGGGGCATTTGAGGCGGCATTCCGCCCATCTCAGGAGGTAGAGCAGGCATTTCGGGCTCCATGACGGGCATCTGGCGCTCCATCGGGGTGTCTCGACCCACAATGTCACCCGTGTCCATCGCCGCAGCAATGGTGCCCATCACGATATCCTGGATCTGCTCCGGCGTCATGCCGGCCTGGACGGCCGAAATGCGCTTCGTCTCGGCGTCATACGCCTTAATCTGCACTTCCTGCGCCTCGATGGACTGCTCGACGCGCTGGAGCATCCCAACGACCTGGTTCAGCTCCTTCGTCAGCGCCTCGATCTGCATCTTAGCCATCTGCATCTCGGGCGACTGGTCTTCGCCTTCCATGACCTTCGGGTCGATGATCTTGGCGAAGCGTGCGGCCATCTCCTGCGCGCCCGGCCAGTCCATGTTCTTGATGAACAGGTCGCCCGCGACGGTCCAAAGCTGCGGGTTGGACTGAAGCAGCATGGACATAGCGTCCAAGGCTTCCTGGCGCTTGGTCATGTAGCCAGGCCCGGTGGTCACGCAGACGTCGTAGGTGCCGACCGACGGGTTGTAGATCTTGTCGATCACCAGCCCGTTCTCGTCGCGGATCTCCTTTACGGGTTCCTGCTGCGTCGGGTTGATGCGAACCATGCCGACTTCGCCGTCGAGGCCCACAATGCGGGCCACGCGGGCGGTGTCGTAGATCTTCGGGATCATATCGACGAGCTGGCGCGTGACGTGGCGGATGGCGCGGGAGAGGTTATCGACGAAGTGATACGTCCCGGTGTCGCCCTGCTTCTCGCGCGCTAGAATGGCCCGGCCCGACCGCTCGTTGCTCTGGGCGCCGAGGCTGCTGTCGTACTGGCCCGTGGTAGACTTGATGTCGTCAGAGGCGCCCAGCTTGGCCTGGATGAGCCCGGTCTGGGCCAGCGGCGGCGGGGCGCGCTGGGGCAGCGGCAGGACCGCGCCAGCGCCGTCTGTGACGTCCGGGTTGACCTCCAAGTACGGCCAGTTGTTCGTGTTGGCCGTCTTCCACTGCATCTCGTAGCCTTCGAACTGGCCACCGTAGCCAATGAAGGGCGCCTTGGGGGCCAAGGCCAGCATCTCGGCCTCCTGGCTGACCCAATAATTGTACATGCGCTGGGCGTCCTTGGCGTTCCGCACAAGGCCCGAGACGTAAAGCTGGCCGTCCACTTCAAACTCGTTGCCGACGACGCGCACGACCGGGATCCACTTGCCCGCCCAATCGCGCTCCTCCAGCACTTCGAAACCGTTGGTCTTGATCCACTTGCACTTCTTGCGGTCCACCTTGCGGGTCCGCAGCGGCTTGCCGAACATAGCCTTGAGGGCCTTGTCCTGCGGCGTGCCGGCGAAAGCCGTGATGTTGTCCGGGTAGAGGTGCAGCGTCGCGTCTTCGTGTTCGTAGTAGAAGTACTCGGCGATGCGAACCATGTCCTCCGACAGCCATTGCGACAGGCTCTGGTCGCCCACGCCCTGCGTCATGAGGCTGGAGATCGGCGCGGCGTCCGGGAACATCCGCTCGTAGTCGGCCTTGCTGACGTCCTCGGTGATGAAGCACCACTCGGCGTCCGAACCGCACGGATCCTGAATGGTGGGGTCCATGTAGACCGAGAAGGCGTTGCGGACGCGCCCAATCTTGATGTCCTGGTCGAAGCTGTCGTCGCGGCAATACTCGGTCAGAAGGCGAATGTAGCCCTCGCCATAGGTGACCTGGTTATCGCAGGCGGTGTCGTAGGCGACGTCGGCGTCCGAGATGTACTCGATGTGCCGGACCATGCCGTCGAAGATCTCGGCCACGCGCACGTCGGCGCGGTCGTCGGCCGGGATCACCTTGCCTGTCGGGCGGTTCTGGCGCTGCTCGTTCGTCACCTGACGGACGTGCTGCGGCAGCTTGTTGATCGTCAGGCAGGGGCGGGCGTTGATCGTCTGGCCCTGCACCGACCCGCGGGTGGCCAGCACGTCAGCCGGCCACTGCCACTGGTTATCGGGCGAGCCCGCCATGAAGCGCAGGTCGTCCAGCTCGTCCTCACGGCTGTCCGAGTACGCCGACAGCGCCAGCGTGTAACGGCGGCGCATGACGGACAGGCGATCTGTTTCGTCGCTGTCGGAAACGCGCCCCGCAGCCTGTACGTCGTTCGCGGCCATTACTTACCCTTGAGCACCTTGGCGGCGGTGGCCCGAACGTCGAGCTTGGCCGGGATCGAGCCGTGGCAGTCCTTGTGGTAGGTGCCGCTGTCGCGGCTCGGCATCCCACCGTTGGCCACCTTTGGCTCGCGCGCGTTCAGCTTCTTGATGGGTTCCAGCTTGTTCATCACTTCTTGCCCTTCTTGGCCGCTTCGCGCTTGGTCGAGTACGCGATTGCGACCGCCTGCTTGGCCGGTTTCCCGGCGGCAATCTCAGCCTTCACGTTCTTGCGGAACGCCTCTTTGGAGGTGGACTTCACCAGAGGCATGTCACTTGCCCTTCTTCGCGGGCTTGGCCGTCTTGGCAGACTCGCGGAACGCAGCCGCGGTGGGCGCGCCCTTGGAGCCCGGCTTTCGCATCTTCTCGCCGGATCCGGCGGCGATGCGGGCCTTCTTCGCGTGGATGTTGGCGTACAGACCTGGCTTGGCCATCAGCACTTCCACCTTTTCATGCTTGCCTTGGCGCGGTCGGCGTTCTCCGACTTGGCTACCACACCCGCCATGCGGGCGCAAAAGGACTTTTTGCGGCCCTTGTCAGCCTCGGTCTTGGGGCTGGGCGCCGGGGGCTTGAGGTTGGAGCCCGTCTCGCGATTGTACTTGGCCCGGCCCTTTGCAGTCAGGCCGGCGCCCTTGCTCGTCGGTAGCTTCTCGCCGCGGCCTACGGCCAGCGATACGCTTTTTTTTGGCATCTTACACGCAATGGATAATGGCAAAGTTCAACACGACGGCTTCGGATAACGGACCGGCTGAGATGTTACGCAGGACAAACGCGCAAGAACCAGCCGTGTGGCCTGAAACCCAGCAGTTGTAGGTTACATTTGACGCCACGCCGCCAGCCACGTTGACAATCACTAAATCTTTGGCGGATATTTTGCTGTTGGTCATAGTAAACGCAACATTGGTAGTAGCGTTGAGGGTAGCATTGTTCATCGTAATTTGGCCCGCTGAGGCGTTAATCGTCACGCCCGTGGACTTGTCGGTCAACTGCGTGACGGTGCTCTGCGCGGCTGCCGCGTAGCCCAGCTCGTCGGAGGCGTAAATGTCCACGCCGTTGATGTCAGTGCCGCTGATGTCAGTGCCGCTGACGGTTGTTGCGTTGACGATGTCAGCGCCGACAATGTTTTGGTCTTCGTAGGCGACGCCAATCGGCTTGGTGTTGCTCGACATGTCTTAAGATCCCATCCAAGACGTCTGTATGCCGCCCGCAGCATAATTGCGCCGCGGAGCCCTGTCCACATATTCCCGATGGGCCACCGGGAAGGCGAAGGTGACGGCGATAGCGTCGGCCGCGTCGGGGCTGGCCAGCCCGCGGGCCTTCATGTCCTTCTTGCTCTCCAAATAGATCGTACCCTTGCTGTCGGGCTTCATCATCGGCCCGGTCAGGTCGTTCTTGAGGAAGCGGTCGAGGGGGATCGAACCCGTCTTAAGCCACTCCCGCATCTCGCCCCACATCTCGGCGCGCTTGTTGCCCCACATCACCGGGTTCTTCGACTTGTTGCCGAAGTTGACCCCCTTGACCTTGTACCGCTGCTCCTTGAGCCGGTCCACGATGCCAGCGCCCAGGCCGCCCTCGTCGATGACCACCAGCGCCGGCTTGTACGTCTCAATGGCCTCGATGACGTGGCCGACGACGGTCATGGTGTCGTCGCCCTTGTGCCGCTTGATGGCAACGATGTCGCGCCCCTGGCGGATGGCCAGCACCGTGCTGTCGCTGCCGAACCGCGCCGGGTCCACCCCCAGCACGACGGGCGCCGAAGGATCCTTGTGCGCCTGGCGGCGCATGGCGTCGTCCACCAAACTGGCGCCGATGAACTGGTCGTCGGAGGCGTTGGGAAACTGCCCGTAGACCTCAACGTGGGCCTGAGTGCTGTCTGGCCCGTACTCGTCGATGATCTGCTGGTAGACCTGCTTGTCGGTGCCTTCGACCGACCTGGCGTCCACGATCTTTGTGCCCCAGAAGTCCCGCTTAGAGTGGAAGCACTCGTAGAAGTACCCCGCGTTGCGGCGGGGGTTGCTGAACGCCAGCCAGAAGCGATGCGGCGTGTTCTCGGTGAAGAAGCCGGCGGCGACCGACCAGATCGTGTCGTCGATACCGCTGGCCTCGTCGTAGATCAGCATCACGCCGTCGAAGTTGTGGACGCCCGCGTAGGCGTCGGGGTTCTCCGCCGACCACAGTCGGCCCTCGACGCCCCAGTAGCGCGTGCCCATCTTGAGGTCGCGCTCGACCAGCTCCGTCAGCCACTTCGCTGGCATGACGCGCGTCGCGCTGACTTCAAACCAATGGCTGTTGAGGCTCATTGAGAGCCACTTGGTGATCTCGGCCCAGGTGACGGAGCGAAGCTGCGCCTCGCTGTTGGCCGACACGATGGTTGTCGAGCCGATCCTGGTCGTCAGCATCCAGATGACCAGCCAGGAGACGAGCGCCGACTTGCCGATGCCGCGGCCGGACGAGATGGCCATGCGGAAGGTGTCGAAGTCCACCTTGCCGTTGTTGCTGCTAATGTGGTCAGCCAAGTTCTGCAACACCTCGCGCTGCCATTTGCGCGGTCCCTGGAAGTGTTCCAGCGGCGTGCCCTTCTGGCCCCACGGAAAGGCGAACAGCACGAACTTCAGCGGGTTGTCCTTGATGGCCGGCGTCCACAGCCGGCTCATCAGCTCCATCTCGTCGTCGGGCGAGTACTTAACCGTCTGCACGGATCCGCTCCGGGTAGGGTTGCGCGTCCTCGGTCAACGTGGGTGCGGGCTCCGCAACCCCCTCGATGACGCGGCGCTGCGCCTCCTGTAGCGCGTTCGTGATAGAGATCGTCTGGTTGACCTCGACCGTCACGGCTTGCTTCGCCACCCAGCCGTGGACGTGCTTGAGGATGTCGAGCGCCGCCTTGGCGTCGCCCTCGCGGGCGGCGGCGTGCAGCACGTCCGACATCTCCATCTCGCCGTCAGCGCGCCCCTTCTCCTCGGCCAGCGCCGCCAGCGGGTCGAACTCGCAGAGGGTGCGATACTCTGCGGGGCGCATCCCGGCGGCCAGCGCCAGCGTGTCCCCACGCAAGCCCTTGCGCGCCGCGTTGTAGATGGCCTCCAGCCGCGCTTCCGTCGCTTGCAGCCGCCGCGGCTCGTACGGGAGGGAGAAGATGGTCATGCCCGCTTTGTACCATGTTGTGTGACGCGGGTGCAAAGGGCTTGCAAAAAATAAAAAATTGCTTGTGGCCCTTCCGGCCCTGGACCGGGCGGCCCGCCGGCCCCCTCCCCCCTGGCAGCCTGCATTATACAATCTATTACAGGCAATGGGCCGCGGGCTGGTTGTATACACCACACAATCTATTGCACATCGCATCCCGCCAGGGCCAGGCGGTATGTTATAACGTAACGCCACGCCAGGCGCGCAGCTAGCTGGCGAGCTGGCGCCAGCGTTCGGCAGTTTCGGCAATGCCGAAAGCGATCAAGCCGAGACATTCAGCGTTCGGCAGTGTTCGGCAGTTTCGGCAGTGCCGAACAGCGTCGGGCTGAGACATGGAGCTGGCGGAGCTGGATGCGGCGGCGTGGCGGCAAGGGCTCGGGGGCTTTCGGCAGTTCGGCAGTTTCGGCAGTGCCGAAAATGTTAGCTGACCCCTAAACCTATAATATACTATAGGTATATATACCTACTATATCTAAACAATATAACAACAGCACTACCGAAACCGCCGAAAGCCCGCGCTACCGCGTTGACATAGCGGCGCTTTTTGCTTCGGCAATTCGGCGGTTTAGTCACCGTACAGCCATACCGAAACAGCCCCGCAAACCACCGAAAGCCCGCGCTAGGCTAGAATAAAATCCTACGCCGCCTAGCGCCGGAAAAAATGTGCATCTGGCGCTACATTTTCTGTTGCAATGCCGGTGGTGCATCCTAATGTATCTCCTATCGCAATCTATATGGAGTTGGTCAGATGACCGCCGCCGCCACCCTTCGCGCTCTGCACCGCGCCGCATACGAGATGAAGCTTGACGACGGCGCGCTGTATGACGCCGTTAGCCGCCTGCTGGCGGATGCCACCGGCAACGCCGACGATGACTTCGCCGGTCAGGCCGACGTGTGCGAGGAAGCATGGTCGCAAGCCGCGCTGAACACCCTCGACATGCTGCTAGGCTCCGGCGACGCCGTCGCCAGCCCCGCCGCCCGCCGTTGGTTCATCGCGCAAGGCTTCACCTTCTGACGCTCGCGCCCGCGCGGTCCTACGGGGCCGCGCATGGCGAGCGCCAGAGGCTCGACAACGCAAGTGAGAGGACCGCGCAGATGATTAGCTACCATGGCCGCTATCGTGATCACGATTACCGTCTCGCCTACGCGCCGGACGGCTGGACCGCCGACATCGATATCTTCGCGCCAGATGGACGTCATTTTGCTTTTGAACTGAGCGTGATCGACCACGGGGAACGCCCCGCCGTCCGCGCCAAGCGCCAGCCGCTCCGTCTGGCCGCTACCGTCCGCGCCTACATCGACGGCGCCATCAACCACGCCGACAACGCCTGAAAGGATCCGCCACCATGACCGCCACCGCCGAAATCTGGGCCGCCGCACGCGCCCGCCGCGTGTCCGCTGAACTCGCCCTATCACGCAGCAGCCATCCCGCCGTGCGGGCCGCGTATGACGCCGCCGTAGCCGCCGAGGCCGCCGTATGGGCCGCCGTGCAAACCGCCAGCAACTGAGAGGACCACCACCATGCAAACGCTTCGCACCCTCGCCCGCTTCATCGGCGGCGTCGCCGCCCTCGGGCTGATCGCCGCCGCCTTCTACTTGGCCCTAATCGTGACGCCCTAACACCTATTGCGTCACGCCATAGATAACGCTACAGAGTTTCTTGCGACCACCGCACACAAGGGAAACGACACCATGTATCAAGCCATCCAAACCAAGTTTCTGCCGCCCACCAACACGCGCCCCTCTCGCGTGAAGGCCATCGCCGACGCGGGCAGCGTCACGCTGTCATGGGACTACGCCCTCAACGTCACCGACAACCACAAGGCCGCCGCCGTCGCGCTGGCGCGCCGCTTTGGCTGGCCCGAGGACATGGACGGCGGGAGCCTGCCGGGCTCCGGCTTTGCCTTCATCTGCCGCCGCTAAGGAGCGCCGCACCATGACCGATCCCATTGTCATCTGGCGCCGTCACAACTGCGGCGCCGTGGATAGCGTCGAGATATGGCTGGGCGATAGCCTGGCCTACTCGACGGCGCACGATCCCGAGCCTGACGAGGCCCTGGCCAGCCTGCTGCGCAACGCCCGCGAGATGTACCGCGCGGACCCGCGCGACACTCACCTACCGCCCGATCACGCCATCATCGCCGCCTATTGGGATCACCTCGCATGACCACGCCCGCCACAATCGCCGATCAACTTGCGGCCCTGCATACGCTGCTACAATTGCTCCACGCTGACGCCGAGGCCGCCCGGCTCCCGCAAGGCGTCGTGATGGGCCTGCATTGGCTGGCCGAGGACGCCGCCAGCACGCTGGCGCATCTGCGCGGGATGATGGCGCCCGAGGCCATCAGCACGGCCGCCAAGCCGTGATCCTTGACCTACTGATCCGCGCCGTGGCCATCGCCGCGGCCGTCCTACGCAAGAGGGGAACACCATGAACGACGACCTGCACCACCGCTTCCGGGGCGACGACCTGCAACGCTATCGCGCCGCGTTATACGCCCAGTGGAGGGCGGAACGACACGGGATCACCATAGCGGACGAGCGCCTGCACCCCGACCGGATCACGGTTGAATGGGACGACGACGACCGCGCGAAGGCCGTCATCTTCTACGCGGTCGGGATTGATGTGCGGGTGCGGCTGCCATGACCGCCGCCCGGCCTGCCACGCGGGACGAACGCGGCAGGCCGGGCGATGCGCGGGCCATGGGGGAGGACGGCCGCAGCGCACGGCGGGCGCGACCACCGCAGCACCGCCACCGATAGCGTTACACACAAAGGGGAACCGCATCAATGGACGTTATAGATTGGCTGAAACTGATCCTTATCGGGATCGTCACCAGCATCGGGGTGGCCCTGCTGGTGGGCTATTTCCTGCTGCGCAACATCAGCGCCGATGAGGACCGTTGGCCATGATCCGCACCACGCCGCCACCCTTCCGCACGATCCGCGTGCTGTGCGCCTCCATCGCCGTCCATGAGCAGCTTCTGAAGCTGGCCTATGAGGGCGGCGAGGAGCATTGGCGCATCCAGCGCATCCTCGCGGACCTAGGCCGCCAACTGGACGAAGCGGAAGCCGTGTGGGCGCACCACAACAAGCGCGGGCCGGTCAAGCCGCCCGCCAGGGCCGCCACGCAGGAGGCCCGAGCATGAGCCTTGCCGACGACCTGACCGCCATCGCTGACATGGCCGCAGCCATGGCCGCCGAGAACGACCCGACCCGCGCTGTCGTGGCGCTGGAACTACTGGCGCTGATCATGCCCGACTTAGTGGAGCGGGCGCGGCTGCTGGAGGGCCAAACGGTGCCGCCGCACTGGCGCCGGCAGGACTGGGACGGCCAGCCCACCGGCAACGTCATGCCGCTGCGGAGGTGCTGATGCCGGTCCACGCTAGTGACTTCATCGCCCGGCGGCTGGAGATCGTCACGCAGGGCCGCCAGCAGGGCCGGACATGGGACCAACTGGCCGAGGAGGTGGGGAACATCACCGCCAAGGGCCTAAGCGCCTGGTGGGCCAGCCAGACCCGCACGGCGCAAGCACAAGCGCAATTCCGCGCCCGGCTGAAGCGTCCGCTAGACGTGAAACCCAACACTACCCCGCGGGCCTGCCTGCGGTGCAACAAAACGTTTGACAGCGAGGGGGCACATAACCGACTGTGCGCCCCGTGCAGATACGCAACAACGTGAAGGGACGACACAACATGACCGACACTCTTACCATCCCGCCCGAGGCGCAGGCGTTCATTCTGGCCTCGCAGCCTGACGCCAACATGACCTGCCGCCAAATCGCCATCCTGGCCCTGGTGGCCGAGTACCCCGGCGAGAGCAACAAGATCATCGCGGAGACGCTCGGCGTGCCGAAGCCGGTGGTGACGCGATCCGCCGACAAGCTGATTGAGCTGGGCCTGCTGAAGCGCCGCGTCTCCATGATGGACCGCCGCAAGGTTGAGATGACCGTGACACCCGCAGGCGCCCGACTGGTGCGCGAGATCGCCAGCGCGTGACGCAGACAAGGGGGACGCCGATGACACCGGATGAATGGTCGGACCTCATCTATGAGGCCGCCGGCATAGTGGTGACGCGCGAGCAGGCGCAGGCCATCGGCCAGATGGTCGGCACCATACGAAACGAGGCGCTGGACAAGGCCGCGGCGGTTGTCGCCAGCCGCCCCGTCAACGACGACGGCCTGACCTACTTCGAATTGATGAACCGCGACCAGGAGATGATGACCGAGATCCTGGCGCTGAAGAAGGAGCCGCGCGCATGAGCGACCGCGATACGCTGCCAATCACCAACGCCTTCGCATACTGGTATGAGGGCAAGCTGCACGTCTCTCTGCATGGAAACACGGCCGGCGACGACCGCCGAACCGAACTGACGCCCATGCAGGCGCTGAAGCTGGCCGAGCAACTGACACGGGCGGCGCGGGAAGGGCTGACGGCCGCCGCCGTTACCGGGCTGGAATACAGGGGCGGCTGATGCTGACGCAACTGAACCCGCCCCTGCCGCTGCTCACGCCGAAGGGGAAGGCGTGGGCGCATCTGGTGATCGACTACGGGCCGGAGGCAGACCTCATGTGGGTCTGCTTCCAGGATGAGGACGGCGCGTGTTGGACTTGGTCCAACCGCGACGTCCGCATCCAGGCCAACGCGACGCTGGGCCGCGTCAGCTCACGACCTTAAGATCCACGACCTTCGGCGCCGAGGGCTCCTCGATCATGCGCCGAAGGTCGCTCTTGCTGAGAGCCCGCGCAAGCTCAGGCGCGGCGAAGATGTGCTTCTTCGTCCTGTACTCTCCCGAGTCCACCCGCCCGATATCCACCCAGCCAGCCTCTTGGATCGCGTGCAGCAGCGCCGCGGGCGGCACCTTCGCACCCGACGGCATCACCGCCTGGAGGCGATCGCAGATCGCGTGGAACGGCCCGCCGATCACGCCGCGGGCGAACTCGCCCCGCCGCCCCCGCACCAGCTCGACGATCACGCTCTCGGCCATGCTCATGCTATGCTCGACCAGCGACGTCTTCACGTCCGTCATGGGCGGCGCCGCGCCAGGATTGAACGCCGACACGTCGCGGGCGTAGAGCCAGCGGGCGATGGTAGCAAAGCCGCCCTCCTCCTTGTACCAGCGCCACATCGCCAACGCTTCCTTCGGATCCATGCGGGCCGCCGTGGACCAGATCACAAACCAGCGCCGGTCGTCGCTCGACAGCGTGATCGGGATCATGTCGTTGGAGAAGGCCAGGACGAACGCCCGGTTCAGCGTGTCGTAAGGGTGCAAGCCCTTGCGGTTCACGACTAGGTATTCCGGCGGGGCAGCGATGATCGGCTTCAGCCGGTTCGCCAGCGCCCGGCGCTCCCGCGCCTCCGGCTCCTTCAGTTCGTTCAGCAGGATAATCTCGCTCTCCAGCGCGTAACCCCATTGGCTGTTGATCGTGTCGCCGTCGATGAGGCCGCGGTTCACCAACGTCGGGCCGCAGACCGCCCACATGAACGGCGCCCACATCGTATCCTTGCCGCTGCCGCCGTGGCCGCCGTGGAGGATCGCGTGGTTGATCTTGACGCGCGGGTTCTGGACCTTGAACGCCATCACGTCCCAGATGTGGTCAAGGTCGCGCGGATCCGGCACCAACCGGCGGCAATGCTCGACCCAACGCATGACGTCACCAAAGGGCGCCTTCGTCACGTCCGGCCGGGCGTTGACCCAACGGTTGCCGTAGACCTCGGCGTTGCGCGACACCAGCACGCTCTCGCCGGCGGCGTAGGTCACGCCCACTAGGACGCGGGCGCCCATCGCCTGGCGGTTCTCGTCGTAGCAGGTGGACGCCTCGATCTTCTTGCCACTGTGGATGGACCGGCACGGGATGTGGCGGAACAGGGCGTTGAAGGCGTTCCGGCTGATCTCCCGCCGGTCCTCCAAGTCGAAATAGCAGTCGTCCGAGAGGACGTAAGCAAACCGCTCGTACCAGCCCGCCTTCTCGACCCGGCCCAGCTCCTTGCGGTCCACCTCTGCGATGATTTCGGCGGCGCGGTCGGGGAAGTTCTCCGTCGGCGTCAGCTTGTCGAGGGTGCGGGCCATCTGCTCCGCCAGCAGCTCGTCCCGCAGACCGTGGCCGGCGCGGGGGCCGCCCTGGTCGCAGACCCACTGCAAGAACGCCTTGCTGTCCAGATGCTCGCAGTGGCCGTGGTAGCAGCAGAAGGCGCGGTTGATCGGATTGTAGCGGGCCTCATTCTGGCCGGTCGTGTGTTCCGCCGCGTTCGGGCAGACGACGCCCAGCCAGCCCTCTTGGTTGGCCGCCGACAGGACGAGGCCCTGCTCGTTCAGCCACTCCAGCACCGCGTCCTTGCCCGTGTCGCGCAGGCGGAAAACGTTTTGGGAGGCCGTGTCAGCCGGCGCTGGCGTGACGCCCAGCGCCTCGCAGATCTGCGGGAGGGTGAACTCGCGTTCGGGGTGGAACTCAACCAGCCGCGCCTTGAAGCCGTCGCGGCCTGGCTTGACGTTAACCGACCCCGGCAGTCGGAAGTTACGGACGGCGTTGACCGCGCCAGGGTCGGTGTAGCCGGCCTCTGCGATGGCCGTCATGGCCGCGGTGAATTCGCCCTTGGTCGGCTGCTCCGCGAAAGCGTAGCCCCATTGGAACGAGTCCTCGCTCGACTGCATGATCCATGTCGGCGGCAGGGGCGGCGTCTTCGCCTTGGTCCCCACGTCGTCTAGCATCATCACCAGGACGTATTCACAGCAGGCCGCCGCCGCTGACGGCTGGCCGTCCATGAAGCGGTCGATGATGAAGGAGCCGGTGTTGCCGTACCACGACCCGCCGTCGTGCCGCCGCTTGGACGGCAGGAAGGCGGGCCAAGTATACTTCAGCGTGCCGTCGGCGTGCAGCGCCTGCTGGCCGTCCCGCATGACCGCCTTCTGCCGCACCACCAGCAGCGTCTCACCCTTGGGCGCGAGCCCTTGCAGGAACTCTACGAAGTCCATCTTCTCCCCCTTACTTGCCATACCTGGTCATCACCGCAGCCTCGATGTTGAGCGGTATCCCTGCCGCCCAGGCTGGTGGTGAACACATGATGCGCTGCATGGCGGCCTGCGCCGCCTCTGGGTCGCTCGTCTCGACCACCACCTCGTCATGGACGTGCAGCACGACGTCGTGACCCTCGGCCTCTAGCTGGCGCAGGGTATGACGAAGCAGATCATGCGCGGTGGCCTGGGTCACGTTCTCGCACGCGAGCCCCTTCCAAAGCCGCGCGCGGGGCCACTCTTTCGCGTCTGCGGCGGGCTTCCAGGAGGCTTTCGCATAGGTGACGCCCTCGGGCTCAAGCCGCGCGAAGGGATAACAGAGGACGCGGCCGGAAGGCAGAGCATACCAAAGATGCTGGCCGTCGAACAAATAAGTGATGTGCCCGGCGGTGAACTCATGCCCGCGGTTCCGCATCGCCCGCGTGTACGCCTCCTCCAGCCCCTGCCAGAACGGCACCGACCAGGAGTTCGCCCGCCGCCAGGCGTCCACCATCTTCCTGGCCTCGCTCTCGGGTAGGTTGATGCCGTAGATCCGGCCCATGGCCGCGAAGGCGCCGACGCCGCCAGCGAAGCCGCAGGCCAGCTCTTGCACCTTGCCGACTTGGCGCTGGTCCTTCGTGACCTCCTCGACGGTGGTGCGGAAGGTCGCGGCGGCGTTGACCTTGTAGACGTCCTCGCCGCGCTCGAAGATCCCGAGCTTCTCCATGCCGCTGTTCGTCTTCGACAGCCAGGGGTTCACCCGCGCCTCGATGGCGGACCAGTCGGCGGCGATCAGAACCTTGCCGGGCGCCGGCAGCAGCGCCGGGCGCAGCATGCCCTTCAGCACGTCCGTGACGCGGCGGCCGAACTTCGGCACGACCTGGTGCCCCCGCACCATGGCCTGGCGCACGTCCTCGGGCTCTGCGGCGCACTTGCGGGGGAAGTTATGGACCTGAGCGCCGTAGCTGGACGCGCGGCCGGTCGCGGCCCCGCCGGCAAATACGAAAGCGCCGCGCACCCGCTGGTCCTCGGGGTCGGCCAGTTCGGCCAGCCGGTTGAACTTCGCCACGCTGGAGGCCCAAAGGTCATCCGCGCATTGGATGACCTCGGCCACGTCGGGCGGCACCTCCTCCGGGTTCTCGGCGGCCAGGACCAGCAGGTTCGCGCGGACGTTCTTGTCGATGGACACCTTGGCCTCGCCGTCCTTGTGGACGACCATCAGCTTGCGGGCCTGCGGCCCAACCCGGTGTTCGACCCACGCCCGCATCTTGGGGCTGCGGACGCTGGTGATGGCGCCCGCCGTTACCTCGCGGACGGTCTGCTCGATCTCGACCAGTTCCTCGCCAGCGTAGCGCACGGCGGCGGCGCAGAGCGCCGTGTCCACCAACACGCCCCGGTCGTTGATGCGCTCGTTGACGTGGTAGTCCAGCAGTTCCTCGTCGGACAGGTCGCGCATCGCCTTGCTGACGGCACGCATCGCCCGGACGTCCTGCTCGCAGTAGCTGACCATCTCGGCCAGGAGCGCCGCGTCCTCGCGGAAGGTGCCGTCGGGGCGGGGGATGGACAGCGCGCGGATCAGTTGGGCGCCGCGGTGGTCCTTCTTCATGGACGCGCCAGCGAAGCGGCCCACGTCCTCCAGGCTGCCGGGGCCGCAGTTGGCGCGGGCCTGCGTGGCCGTGCAGTAGAACTGCTCCAGCGCCGGCTCGCGGAAGCCTTGGTCGGGGGCCAGGACGTACCAGAAGACCATCCGCTCAAAGGCGGCGTTGTGGGCGCGGATCTGGCCCTGGTGCTGCGCCACCCGGTCGGGGAAGGGCTGGCCGGGTAGCCAGGTCGTGACCTCCCCGTCCCCGAAGGCGTAGGACATGCACAGCACCTCAGTGCTGACATCCTGGGCGTAGTTGTACGCGCCCGCGCTCGTCAGGTCGCAGCGGCTGCGCGTCTCGAAATCTATCCACAAGATCACGGCTGGCAGTCCATCACGGCTGCGATGAACTCTGCGGCGAGCGGCGCGACAATCGCGTTGCCGTAGGCGCGCAGGCGTCCCACGCGGGCGGGAGCCCCATGAGCCAGCGGGAATGTGCCGGGTTCAACTGGCCGCCACTTTCCATCCCGGCAGAGGAGCCAGTCAGCATCTCGCCAGAAGCCGTGAAGCGGGCGGGCGTCGCCAGCCGGGCCATCTCGTTCAGCGGTCGGGCGTTGTGCGTGTACTCGTTCCCAGGGTTCAGCGCCCCCTTGTGGTCCCTCGCCGCTGGCGTCGGCCAGCCCGCCAGATGCGTCGCCACCGCCGTCAGCGTGTCGGCCTTGCCGCGCCCCCAGCGCATCCCGCTGCTCTCGCCGTCCTCCAGACGCGGCGTCGGCCAGCCACCATAGGCGCTGGCGGATGTGCGGAGCGCCGACGCTCGCCGCGCCAAGATCGGCCGCCCCGACTGCATATCCCACGGCTTCCAAGTCAATCCGAACAGCGTCGAGCCAGTCTCGGCCAAGCGCGCTCGCAACCTGCTCTCCAAGGACGACTGGAGGGCGGCACTCCGCGATGAGGCGATGGAACTCGGGCCACAAGTGCCGCTCGTCGGCGGTGCCCCGCCCTCGACCGGCGGCGCTGAAGGGCTGGCAGGGGCAGGATCCGGTCCAGACGGGGCGGCTGTCGTCCCAGCCAGCGGAGCGCAGGGCGTGGGACCAGACGCCGATCCCGGCGAAGAAATGGGCCTGAGTGAACCCTGCGACGTCCGCTGGAGCCACGTCCCGAATAGACCGCTCATCCACAACTCCGTCTGCGATGTGGCCGGCCGCGATGAGATTGCGAAGCCATTGGGCCGCGAAGGGCTCGATTTCGTTGTAGTACGCTGCCATGGGGTGAAACGGCCCCTAGCTTGCGCTAGGGGCCGATCCTTCTCAGGCCGTGCGACGACGACGGCGGCCCGCCTCCGGGGCCGGCTCCTCGGCGGCGGGTTCCTGGGCAGGGGCCTCCGCGTCAGGGCCGTCGAGGCTCACCCACTCCACCACTTCGAACACGGGCGTGTAGATGCGGCCGTAGCTCTTGTGGGTGTAGTGTTCCTTCTTCAGCCGCACCACCGGCACCGGCTTGGACTGGTCCTTCTCCACCTGCGTGGCGATGGCGAGCGCCAGCACCTGCACGGCGCGCTTGCCGCCGACCGAGGTCGTCGAGAAGCGGGCTTCCATGTCCTTGTCCTCGCCGTTGACGCACTTCAACGACATGCCGACCTGCGGCTCCCAGCCGCGCTTCGACTGCGGCGGCGCCGGCTCCAGCTCGGGCAGCGGCTGCTGCACCGACACCATCTTCTCGCCCAGCACTTCGCCGTCACCCCAGGCGATGTAGCCGTGGGTGAAGCTGAACGGATTGATGGCCCACAGGCTGTCGGCCTCGACCTCAGTCTGGTCGGCGCCGAAGACCCAATGGCCGGTCTTGTCCATCTTGAGGATGACGGTGTTGCCGAGCGTCGTGCCCGTGTTGAGCGCCCGCAGGGACTGCGACAGCGACTGCACGGACGGCAGGTTGGCGTTACCGAACTTCGTGACTTCGTTCATTTTACTGGCCTTTCGCGTTTAGACGATCTTACCAAGAGCAGCCGGTTTTCCCGGCGCTCTATCCGGCGCGTGCAAACGCACCGAATTCTTTTTGCGCCGCCGCCAGATAGGCTTCGTGCGCTTCTTGCTCGCTGTCGTATGTGCCTAACCGGGTGTTCTTTCCTCCGATACGTATCTGCGCCATGTAGCGTTTACCGGATCGAGTAAGAGTAACACCTTTCAATAGGTTACGACTGGAGCATTTCTTTCTTGTGTTCGCCACGTTCTGGCTTCGCGTCGCAATTCGTAAGTTTGCGATGCGGTCGTCGTCGCGAACGCCGTTTATATGGTCTATCTCGATTGACGGCCATTCGCCGTAACTAAAAAACCACGCGAGACGGCCGGCTCTGTATTGGCGTTTGGACACGGTGATAATTCGGTAGCCGTCCGGCCGTCTGTACCCAGCGCGCGAACCGGCCTTCGCGCACCACATATCTTTTTTCCATGTGAAATCGCCGGTTTCCGGGTCATACAACAGAACGTCGCGGAGCGAGTGTTCAACGAACATATCAAACGAGCCTCCCAAGCGCGTTGGCTAGTTGACGCCCAATGTTGAGGGCCGCCGGCCGGGGATCGCTCTCCGGGGCCAGCGTGATGCCTGATGAGACGGCGACAGCCAGTTCGCCCGGCAGCGCGAGCTTGCGCTTCTTCAGCGCCTTCTCGGCCTGCGCCGGGCTGACCAGCTTCGTCACCGTCAATTCCGTGTCGTCGAGGCCAAGGCGCGACAGCGCCGCCTGAGCCTCGTCGTCGTTCACCCATTGGCGGATCGCGCGCTTCTGCACCAGCTTGAAGCCGGGCACCGGGACGCCCTCCTCCAGCATGTGCTGCGCCAACGCCCGCACTTCCGCAAGGTAGTCCTCGATCAGCGGCGCCTGCTCCAGCATCTCGCCCAGCCGGGCGGCGTCGATGCTCTGGAGGCTGGTCTTCCGCGCCCGGTCCACGGCCCCCGTCAGCAGCGGGCAGACCGGCTTGGCCGCGCACCAGCGGCAATGGTCGCCCGACTGCATGGACGGATCCGGC